GAACAGTTGACTTGCTGGTTGGGGCTTTTGATCTCAACCAGCGTCGCAAGTTTGAGCTAAAAAACTCTGCTGGCGAAAAACTGATTGATCTGTATTTCAAGCCGATCACCCGCGCTGATCGCAAACGCGCTCAAAACCTTGCTAACAGCGAAGAAGCTCTAGATCTGTCAACGCAGATGCTTTGTCAAGTAGCAGAGCTTGAAGATGGCACGAAAGCTTTTGCCTCAGCAGATGCACCGAAATTGCAACGTGAGCTGCCCGAGTCTGTTTTGAATGACATTGAGTTGTTCTTGTTTGGCCTCGCAGAGGAAGAAAGCTTAGAAGACGCAAAAAACGACTAAAGCAGGACAACTGGACTTACTTTGAGTTCCACTTGGCCTGCGAGTTAGGCATGACAGTCAGCAGACTTCGCACGGAATTAACTGATGCAGAGCTTGTGTATTTTGCTGCGTACTACGAGTTAAAAAATGAACGGGAAAAACAAGCAATAGATCGCGCAAAGGCAGTGCGGCGGTAAGATTGGTGCATTGCTGGGGGCGCTGTGGCAGAAACGAGTATTCGCTTTAAGGTCGAAACTCGCGACGCAAACAAAAAGGTTGCGCAATTAGAGAAGCAGGTAAGAAAATTAGAAGTAGCCGTCGTAAAAGCCGGTGGTACGACTAGGACCGCAGGCTCTGGGTTCAAGGCTTTTGGCAGCAGTGCTGCTGCGGCGTCAGTTGGCGTTAGAGGGTTTGGGGCGGCGCTGTCAGCAGCTCTTGGTCCTGTTACGGCAGTTCTTGCAGCGGTTGGCGGCTTAGGTCAAGTTTTTGGCGTTCTAAAAGCTCAAGACTTTGCAGAAGCAAAAGTTAGAACTCTTGGCGTTAATAGCGAAGAATTAAAAGGGCGGCTGGCAGACGTTAGTAGAGAGCTTTCCGGTCAAGCCAGCGTTTTAGATTTAACTTCTGCGGCTTATGACGTGGCGTCGGCTGGATTTAACACTGCGGCTGATGCGTCGTTAATTTTAAAAGCAGCAAGTCAAGGTGCTACGGGTGGTTTTTCTGATCTTAATACCGTTGGAGATGCAACGACTTCTGTTCTAAATGCTTACGGGTTAGAGGCTGACAAGGCTGCCAAGTTGGTTGATGGCTTTATTCAAACCCAGAATGACGGCAAAATTGTTATTGGTGAATATGCTGCCAACATTGCAAAAGTAGCTCCTGTTGCGGCTGCTTTAGGTGTGCCGCTTGAAGAGGTAAACGCTGCTGTCGCTCAAATTACAGCAGGTGGCCAAGGGGCAGAAGTTACGTTTACTGCGTTAAAGACTGCATTGTCTCAAGTAGCAGCAGGCAAGGTCGGGAAAGAGTTTGAGGCTCTTGGCGTTGAAATTAATGCTTCAACTTTGAAATCTGACGGCTTAGCGGGCACTCTTAAAAAGATTAAAAAATCAGGTGCTGACGCTGGCACAGTGATCAAAGCTTTTGGTACAGAAGCAGGTCCATCGATTTTAGCGTTGCTGAATAACACAGAAAAATATAACAAATTACTTGAGAATCAAAAAAATGCTCAAGGGGCTGCAAGCAAGGCTGCCTTTGAAGCTTCTGACACGATTGAAGGATCAATTAAAAGATTGTCAACAGCGTTTCAAAATATATTTTCAGATGGCTCTGAGCTAGGTCTTTTGCTTAAGTCTACATTCAAGGTTGCAGCCGTCACTGTTGAAGTATTTGGGGCTGCGCTTAAATTAAGTATGGCCCCGTTTAGGGCGATCTTTTCGATTATTGGGGAAATCGGAAAAGCGATTAGTGAAGCATTAGGAATGAAAGGCGTCAATGTCGCCTTTGAACTAGAAAAAGGATTTCAAAAGTTTTTGGGAGTTCTGCAAACAATTTCTAATGTTGCGATTGGAGTAGGCAAAGCAATAGGCCAAGTTATTGGTGGTGCAATTGGCTTTGTTGCTAAGGCAACCGAGGGCCTGAGGGCAGCAATACTTGATGGAATCGGCGGGTTAATTATGACTATTCCGCGATTACTGGATCGGCTCTATAACATGTTGCCTGATTTTGCGAAAGGATTAATCGAGAGGGTTTTAGGCAAGGGCAAGCAAATGTTTTCGAATTTAGCCGCCTTAGGGGCTGGTGTAACTTCACCTGTCGTTGACATACAAACACCTGCAATCAATGCAATACAGCAAACGGCTGGGGTGCTTGGAGGCGGTGGCAAGCCACAAACAAAAGAAGAAACAGCCGCCGCAAAAGCTGCAAAAGAAAGAGCGGATCAGCTAGCGCATAAAGAAAAAATGCTGCAGAAGATTAATCGACAAATTGAGCTAGAAGGGGCAGTTGATGACAAGCAGCGGCGTCAGCTTGAGCTTGGCTTCAAGATTGAAGATCTTAAAAAACAGTTCCCCAAGCTGACAGATGACGAACGCAAGGCCCTAGCAGACAAGCTTACGGTCCTCAATGACACAAAAGAAAACAAAATACTACAAGAGGCTTTAGATAAAAAAGCTCAAGAAAATGCAGACAAACTTACCGCCCAATATGAACAGTTAGACAGTGCATTTAGAGACGGTATTGTTGACTCAATCATGTCCGCAGTTGACGGCACCAAGTCGCTTTCTGATTCTTTGGTTGGTGTTATCAAGCAGATGGCAAGGCTGATTTTGCAACAGCAACTAATGAACGCTTTGTCTGGTTTTAGCTTCACAAAGTTCTTTGGCTTTAGGGCTAACGGTGGGCCAGTATCGGCTGGTAGCCCCTACATGGTCGGTGAGCGGGGTCCTGAAATGTTTGTCCCCAGCGGTTCAGGCAAGATCGTGGCTAACGATCAGCTAGGGGGTAGCACCAGCGTTGTTGTAAACGTCGATGCCAGCGGTACTAACGTAGAAGGCGATGAAGGCTCATCACGTCAGCTTGGTGCTCTTGTTGGCGCTGCTGTTCAGAATGAGTTAATCAAGCAGCAACGACCTGGAGGACTCTTAAGCCGATGACAGCTAGCTGGGACTCATCTGTAAATTTGCAGCCGTCTTACGGCACGACAAAGGCCAGCCAGCCGATTGTCCGTCAAGCACAGTTTGGCAGCGGTTATCAACAGGTCGGCAGCCTTGGCATCAACCAAAACCCGAAAAGTTTTTCGTTGTCTTACAACCTGTCAGAGGCAGAGTCAGACACAGTGGAAACGTTTTTAGATGCTCGCGGCGGCACTGAAAAATTTATTTTTACGCCACCAGGCGAAAGCAGCAGCATCAAGGTGCGCTGCTCCGCATGGAACAAAACGATGACAACCAAGGGCCGCGTTCAATTGACCACAACTTTTGTTCAGGTGTTTGAAGCATGAGCACGCCGCAGTCAATTCAAGAACAGCTTCAGTCTTTGGAGCCGTCAGCAATTATCGAGCTGTTTCAGCTTGAACTGACGGAAGCCGTCAACGGTGTTAATCAGACGTATTACTACCACGCAGGTACAAATGAGCTGACGGCTGATGTTGTGTTTAATGGCTTGACGTATGCAGCCACAGCGATCCAAATAGATGGCTTCGCAACCGCACCCAAAGGCGTATTGCCTCGTCCAACGATGCGGATCGCAAACATCAGCAATACCATCTCAGCCTTGCTGTTGCTTTACAACCCACTGCAAGCGAAAGTTACACGCATTCAGACGTGCAAAAAGTTTTTAGACGCTGTGAACTTCACAGGTGGCACAAACGCAACCGCTGATCCGACCGCAAAGTTTGAAGATCAGATTTATTACATCGATCGAGTGGCAAGCGAAAACCCGATGATGGTTGAGTTTGAGTTAGCCAGCAAGCTTGATTTAATCAACGTGGCGTTGCCACGCCGTCAAGTGCTTGAGCATTGCCCATGGGTTTACCGCGAAGACAGCACCTGCGGTTACAAAGGCAAAAAGTTTTTCGACATCAATAACAATTCGACAACAGAAGCAAATGATGTATGCGGCAAGCGTTACACCAGTTGCACGTTGCGTTTCCCTGAAGGCGATCTCCCGTTCGGAGGTTTTCCAGGTGCCAGACTTCAGATGTGATGCCGAGGCTCATGCAGCCAGGTCTTACCCGAATGAGTGCTGCGGCCTTGTTGTCAATGGTCAATATTGGCCTTGTCGCAACACAGCAGAAGTGCCGACCAGCACGTTTGTGCTTGAGCCGCGTGATTATGCCGTCGCTGCAATCATGGGCAAGGTTGAAGCTGTTGTTCATTCGCATCCAGAAGGTGGGCCAGCAAGTGAATCAGATCAAGCTGTGTGCAGCCAAGGCTCTGTGCCTTGGCATATTTGGCGAATGCCTCAACGCGAATGGTTAACTATCAATCCTTGATTGGCCGCCAGTGGGAGTACGGCAAAGCTGACTGCTTCACACTGGTGCGCGATTGGTTCAAACTGCAAGGTGTTGAGCTGCCGGACTACGAGCGGCCAGAAAGCACGCAAAGCTGTAAAAGCATCTTTCTTGAAGAGGCAGAACGCATCGGATTCAAGCCGGTGACGTTACAGACGCGTCAACCTGGCGACGTGCTGATCATGCGGATGGGTACACGAACACCAATGCACGCAGCGGTGCTGTTGCCAGACGAAAGGATCTTGCATCAACAACGTGATTCGCTAAGTGCGGTCATTCCCCTTAGCAGATACTATTTGACAAGGGTTGCGGCGGTTTTTCGGTATGCAGCAAGTCGTCCGACTGCTGGGTGATTTAGGCGAGCGTTATGGCGCTGAACACGCCTTCTATAACCTTCGCACGCCTGCTGATGCGATCAAGCTGCTGTCAATCAACTATCCAGAGTTCAAAGCTGAGCTGATTACGGCCCACGAAAAGGGGATTGGCTACCGCGTGCTTCAGGCTGGCGTCGATTTAAATTTTGATGAGTTGCAACTGCCAATCGGTCAAAACGATTTGATCATTACGCCTGTTCTTGTTGGTCAGG